TGAGGATATTATTCATCCACGGGGAGAGGGGGGTGGGGGGTGGGGCGGAGGCTTTGCTGCGCGACCAGGCGGAGGGGTTGAAGCGTCTTGGACATGAAACGGCGTGGTGGTGGGGCGAGGGGAGATTGTCTCAGGCGCTGGAGGAGTTCCAGCCGGACGTGTGTCACTTGATGACGCTGCACTGTTACCAGGTCGGGCTGGCTCCGGCTTTATATCTGCAAGGACACAAAATCCCACACGTATGGCACATTCAGGATTACTGGCCGTTCTGCGCGGGGCGGATGATGATGATGAAGGGAGACCAATCATGCAGTGCGGTGAATGGCATCTGCCAGCATGAGTGCGGGGATTATGCGCCATCGGAATACCTGGAGATCGTCAATAAATCTTTTATCGCGGCGGGGAACGCGTACACGGCGGAGATCTACCGGCGGAACGGGATGCGCTGCGATGCGGTTGTGGAGCTGGGGGTGGATACGGAATTGTTTGCGCCGGGTGAGCGGGGAATAAAGCCGAACATCTATACATCCTGCGCATGGCCGGAGGGAAGGTGGAAGGGGATGCACATCCTGGAGGAGGCGCTGCGGGGGGCGCCATATAACGGGAAGCTGATCACGGGGATGCCGAGGGAGGCGGTGGCGAGGGAATTGAAGAAGGCGGATATCTACGTTTTTCCGTCGTGCTACGAGGAGACATTCGGGCTGGGTTTGTGCGAGGCGATGGCTGCGGGTTGTGCTATAATTGCTTCAGACGTTGCGGGGGCGCGTGCGCAGGTGCACGCCGGGACTGGTATACTGGTCAAACCCCGCGATGCGACAGCACTCCGACAGGCGATTGACGAGCTTGTGCGGGATCCCAGGAAAAGGGAGAGAATGGGATCGCTGGCGCGGGAACACGTCGTAGCAAAGCACAGTCTGGAAGCGATGAGCAGGCGATGGATGGATGTATATCATGAGGTGATGTATGGCTAGATCAGGGATGGCGGATCTAATCGAGACTGCCCGCGTGCTGGCGGATGCTGGCACGGCGGACTGGACGCTGGGCACGGTTGTTTATTGGGGGGATGATGAGGTGCAGCGGGTGCTGGACCGGCACCGCATGGATGTGTTCCGGCACGAGCTGTCGGCGATGCAGACGTATGAGGGCGGGACGGTGGTCTACAAGGACTACTACGCCGGGTTTGGGAACATCGAGAGCGGGACGGCGGTGTTCGGACTGGAGACGGCGGCGGGATCGGCGGTTGGCACAGCGAATTATTCTTTCGATCATGCGCGCGGGAAGGCAGTTTTCACGGCGGACCAGGCGGGCAGCGCCTATTTCCTGAATGGCAGGCGCTATGACGTCAATGCGGCGGCGGCGGACATCTGGCGGGTGAAGGCGGCGAACGTGGCGAAGCTGTTCAATTTCAGCACGGACGGGCACCGCATCGACCGGGGTGAGCTGCGAAAATACTACCTGGAGATGTGCGCGGAGTTCGAGGCACAATCTGAAATTTTCAACGTGAAAATCGTGAGGGATGACGAGTGACCCAAGGATTGACGGCTGCCGAGCTGGTGCGGATGCGGACGGACATCGAGAGCCTGATGCCGGATACCTGTCACATCCTGAGCCTGACAACGACGCCGGACGGGCAGGGCGGGCAGACGGAGAGCTGGGGGACTGTGACGGCGGCATGCAGGCTGGATTTTATCAGCGGGCGTGAGGCGCTGGTCTCGGCGGCGATCCAGCCGTTCAGCCGGGCGATGCTGAGCGTGGCGCAGAGCGCGGCGATCACGACGGCGAACCGGGTGGTGCACGGCGGGGTGACTTACAACGTGCAGTCGGTGAACCAGGATGCGTCCTGGCTGGCTGTAAAGAGGTGCATTTTGGAGGCGGTGAGATGACGGCGAACGTGAGGCTGGATACGCACGTGCTGGACAGGATCAAGGGCGACCTGCCGAAGAAGCGCGGCAAGCTGATACGCGAGACGGCGTTCCGGGTGGAGGATAAAGCCAAGCGAATGACACCACTGCTGACGGGTGCGCTGCGCAGCAGCGGATACACGAGCACCGACCAAGGCAGCACGCATGCGGCGGGTGCAGCGGAGGCGGAGGGCAGGCGGCCGGGCGTGGGGATCACGGAGGAAGCGGCGCCGGAGGCGGCGGGAAATGCGATTGTTGGTTTTTCGGTGGAGTATGCGCTTTTTATCGAGCTGGGGACGAGCAGGATGGCGGCCAGACCGTTCCTGGTCCCGGCGGTGGAGGCGGAGCGGCCGGAGTTCGAGCGCATGGCGAAGGAGCTTGTGGAGTGAGCGTCTACAACGTGCTGAACGCGGGGATCTACAGCAAGCTATCCGGCGGGACGGCGTTGATCAGCGCGCTGGGCGGGACGGCGATTTACTTCGGGAAGGCGAAGGACAGCCAAGTACTGCCGTATGTTGTGTTTTCCTACCAGCACGGGTCGCCGGACAACATCGTGCCGAGCGAGATGACGACGCAGCTGGTCTATGCCCGGGCTTATGCGGCGAGGTCTGACCAGGCGGGCACGATCGATGGGTTGATCAGCAGCCTGCTGCACAAGCAGGAGTTGACGGTTTCGGGATGGAAGAATTTCTGGCTGGCGCGCGAGACGGAGGTGGCGATGCCGGAGACGGATGAAGCGGGAGTTACCACATGGACGGCCGGGGCTTTTTACCGGATCAGGATGAGCGAGGATTAGGAAGGAGCGAGAAATGACGAAATACAGCGGAAAAGATTGTTACATAGCCTGGATACATGCGGGCGGGACGGCGGTTCTTTCGGATGATTTTCGTGATATATCCGAGAAGCCAAGCGTCAAACTATCGGATGCTTCTGCTGGAGATGATGAAGATGAAACATTTGTTGCAACGATCAAGGGCGGATTAATCAGCTACTCAGGACTGCTGAGTGCTGGTGGCACTGTTGTCATCAATTCTCTGGTAGAGGGTGCGGTGGGTACAATTATCATAGGACCAGAAGGGACCGCAACCGGCAAGCCGAAGAGAACCTATCCGGCGATCTCAATGGGTCCGGTACAAAGACATCCCTATAGCGATATAGCGGAAGTAACCTGCGATTTCACCAAAAACGGCGCGCTCGTAAAATCGACATATCCGGTGTGAGATGAAACTATCAAACGGGAGAAAGATCGTCGTTGACCTGACGAAGATCACGATATCCGAGTGGCGGCTGATGTGGAGCATGGAATCGGACGAGACGAAGTCCGATGAGATCCTGGGCCGCTGCACGGGGATGAGCGTGGAACAGGTGCAGGCGCTGTTGCTGCGGGATTACCAGACGCTGTGCAGGGCAGTGCGCGAGGAGGCGGCAGCGCCGTTAGCCGACCCAAACTCGCCAAGCGCGTCTACCGAGGACTGATCGGCAGCAAGAAATCGGAGGGGCTGCCGCTGGAGTACTGGCGCTGGCGATTGGTGCAGGAGACCGGCTGGACGCTGGAGTACGTGGACGCGCTGAGCATGGCCGATCTGCACGAGTTTTTGCAGGTCCTGGATGGGATGAGCAAGGCGGCTGGATCGATACTGAAATGAGAGGAGTTCAGGCGAGATGTCGAGCAAGATAGCGAGTCTATACGCCGAGATCGGGGCGGACACCAGGGGATTGGAGAGGGGCTTGGCGACGACCAAGTCCGGGCTGCTGGATGCGGCCAAGGGCTTCGCCGGGGCGATCCTGCCGGCGGTGTCGTTCGCGGCGGTGGCTGCGGCGGTGGCGAAGGGTCTCAAGCTGGCGGTAGATGAAGCAGGCAAGGCGGAGACGGCGAACGTCAAGCTGGCCGGGGTGCTGTTTTCCAGCGGGCGCGGGGCGGAGATCAGCGCCGGGCAGGTAGACAAGTTTGCCGCTTCGTTGATGGCGGCGACGGCCATCGATGACGAGGCGATCAAGGACGCCTTCGCGGCGATCGCCGGTTTCGAGAATTTGCCGACGGGCAAGATGGAGGATATCGTCAAGATCGCGGCGGACATGTCGGCGATGTTTGGCGGGGACCTGGCGAGCAATGCGACCATGGTGGCGGGCGTGCTGGAGACGGGAATCATCCCGAAGACCTGGCGCTTCGACAAAGCGTTGAAGGCGCAGATACAGAGCCAGGTGGAGGCGGGGGATACGGCGGGGGCGCTGAGCCTGATGATGGCAGAGCTGAACCGCAGGTACGGCGGGCAGGCGGTGGCGCAGATGAACACATACGCGGGAAGCGTGCGGGAATTGAAGACGGCCTGGGGCGAGTATTGGGAGGCGATTGGACAGGGATTGATTGGGCCAGGCAAGGATATCAATACCTGGATAGCGGGGACCATAAATGCTCAAACTCAATATACAATGGCGATTAATAAAATGCAGGAACTGGGTGTCTCATTACCATACATGTTCTACGATGTCGGAGCTGGCCGGGAGGCGGTTATTGCCTGGTACACAAAGTATCTTGCACAGATGGAGGAGGCAAATAAAGATTCGTATGAGGCAATTATTGCGAATCAAAGAATGGCTTCTACCATCAGGGAGGTAGGTAAGGTTGCCATTATTGCAGCTGGGGACTATGCCGGATTTGTGGATGTAGCCAGAGGTGTGGAAGCCGGAGAAAAATCAGCAGAACTTATCTATAATATTCTGGCAAAGGCGCCTTTTATGACCGATAAAATGTTGGCGGATTATGCTTTGAAATCGGGTTTGATCACGCAAGAATCTTATGATACGGCTATCAATCTCATTGCTGATGCTACCAAGATCGGGATTGGTTATCAGTTCCCGGTAGACCAGATCGAACTGATCCGCAGCGGGTTGAGCGGGATCGCGAACATGCCGGATATCGTCAAGAACATCACGATCAACGTGAACGGCGAGATCCCGGATTTAGTCAAGAGAAAGAGACCACAACGACGCAAGCAGTTTGGCGGGGACGTGATGGGGGGCGAGCCGTACCTGATCGGGGAGCAGGGACCGGAGTTGTTCGTGCCGCCAACATCCGGCAGGATCATACCGAACGATAAGCTGCCAGCGGGTGAGGTCAAGAATGTGCACCAAAATTATTACGGGCCGGTTTATTTGACGGTGCCGAAGGAAGAGACTCCATGGCAGGAGCTGTAATATGCTGCTGAGCTTATATACCTGGAACGGCAACGCGATCAACGACATAACGAACTACAAGGCATGGATCCCGCGCGGGCAGATCCTGATGCCGGAGGCCGAGTCGAAGGAGGTCAAGAAGGCGGACGCGGCGGCGGAGCCGGTTGGGGTGGATATCTCCGGCAAGAGCCTGACGATCTGCATCGAGTGCAAAGGGGCGACGAAGCACACGCAGCGGGAAACGGTGAAGGCGTGGTTTGCCGACCAGGTGACTTTTCATAATCTCGTCGTGAAAGATACTGCGGACAGCAGCCGGCAGTGGTACGTGGAGGCGCGACCGACACGGGTGGTGCCGGAAAGTCCCGGTCTGCTGACGATCACGCTGGCGATAAAAGAGCCGATCTGGAAGACGGTGGCGACGGAGACCGAGACGACATGGCAGCCGACGGCGTCCGGTCAATCACGCGACTACACGATCGATGTGGGCAACCTGGAGGCGCTGCCGATCTACGAGATCACGCCGACGACAGGAAAGAGCGCGATCATCACGGCGTACCGGCGGCACGTGGTGATCCATAATCCGAAAACGTGGGCGATGTGGAACTATGCAGAATGCGTGACCGGCGGCGGGCTGGACACGGCGGCGCTGATCAACGATACGAGCGTCTCGAACCAGATCAATGACGCCGATGGGATCACGGCGGGAGACGAAACAATCGACATCGACACGGCGGTGGGCGGCGGGCTGCCAGCCAGCGGCATGGGCTACTGTGGAACGGAGCAACTATCCTGGACGGCAAACAGCGGTACGCAGTTGACTGGCTGCGTGCGCGGCATCAACGGAACGACGGCTGCGGCGCACGCCAACAACACGGTGATCGCCACCAGCCGGATCCAGGCGGACGGGGATGACATCCGCGTCTGGGTGGATGGCAAGGAGGTGCACCGCTGGATTACGGGGATGAACTCGGCGGCGACGCTGGTATGGATCGTGATCGACTTCAAGCGCAAGCGGGAGTTCAAGCTGGCGACGACACTGGATGACTCATCCGATTATGCCGACATCGCGGTGACGGGTGAGCAGGCGATGAAGTGCCCGGAGGAGGGCTGGCTGCTGATCGGAACGGAAGTTTTCCATTACACGAGCACGGAGGATAACTATTTCAGCGACGGCAACGGCGAGACGAACATCCAACGCGGCTGCTGGGATACGACCAAGGCGGCGCACGCGATCGGTGCCACGGTTTACTGGATCGAGCACGAGATCCAGGTCAACTACGGCAACCAGACGATGACGGATCCGGCGGTGAGCGATGAGATGAGCGACTACTACGATGACGACAAGCCGATGCTGGACCTGGCGAACTGCACGAACGTGCTGTGGACCTGGACGGAGTTCTGGTCATCGCTGAAGACTCGAACATGCCAGTGGAAGCCGCTGGTCAACCCGGTCTGGGGTCCGGATATGTCGAGTGAACGACTATCATATACGGCGAACGAAAAAACATACGCCGAACCGGCTTTGGAGATGGGGCTGGTTGGTGGTCTGAAGGACGGCGTGCTGGCGGACGACAACTACTGGATTTTCTCGCACCCGGCGGGGATCAACACGACGGCGGCGAACATGGTTTTCGCCAGCGGAGAGAAGTACAACGTTGCGGCGGCGGCGGACGAGGCGGCGATCAAAATAAATTCATCCGATCATGCCATCCCGGATCCGATGCTCTGGACGACCTGGTACACGATCCCGGATACGAGCGTGGCAAACACCTGGCAGGCATGGTCGAGGGATGCGGCGGTGAGCGGGACAATCTATCACGTAGAATTGTTCCTGAAGACGAAGCGGTCAAACTCCTGCATCGAGGTGTCGAGCGTGACACTGCCGCTCCTGGCAGCGGGCGTGCCGCAGGTGACGATGCTGGCGCAGGTGGCGAACATCTACAACATTTCGTTGAAACTGGAGAACACGACGGCTGGTGCGGCATATTCCATTAATCTAGACTTCCCGATCAAATTGAACCAAAAATTTACGGTCAATACGCTGAATCACAGCATCCGACTAACGCCAGGCGGAGGTAACGCGTTCGCAGCATTGACGCTGAACCTGCCGGATAAGAACCGGGCGCAGTGGCTGAAGATGATCCAGGGCGTGAACAACATCAAGGTGACGGAAACGGGGCTGGCGGGAATGGACATCGTGGTGAAGTGGCAGGGGAGGAACAATTGATGTCGGAGCGGGTGATCCTGTTCAACCGCAGCGGGGTGCCGCAGATGGACCTGGATGCGCCGGTGGTGCGCAACTGGAAGCTGGAACACGCGGTCTCGGCGGAGCGGGCGGTCTTCGAGCTGGACCCGTCTGACGTGCCGGGCGGCATGCTGGATTACGGGAATTTTATCGGTGTATTCTCGGATGACCTGCCGAACTGGGCCGGGGTGATCTGGCCGCCGCAAACCTGGCCGGGTGGCGGGAAGATGCTGGTGGAGGCGAGGGGTGCCGAATTCATCTTGAACTTCCGGGTTTCGGGCGTGAATGACCGCATTTCGGGGACGCCGGGATTTATTTTTTCGAAATTATTAAACAGCATCCAGAGCCAGCCGTGGCGTGCGCACCTGCCGCTGTTGATCATCGAAGAAGAAAATATCATTCACGCCGGGTATAACCAGACGATCACATATCACCGGGAGCGGCTATTCGATGCCGCAAATGACCTGGCGGAGGGTCAGCACCAATACTGGTGGCTCGAGCCGGAGCTGGATCCGCGTGACAGGCTGCGATTGGTGGCGCACTGGCAGGTGAGGCGGGGCCGGAAGTGGGACAACAGATTGATAGAGGGCTTGAACTTTTCGCCTGAAGAGGTGCTCGAGACGGGGGAACTCGCCAACCGGCTGTATGCGATCGGCGAGCACAAAGGCTGGACGCACCCGCTGGAGGTGATCGAGGAGGACAAAGAATCGAGCTCGGATTATGGATTGATCGAGGACGTTTTCATGGACGAGGGTTGCGGGAGCGCGACGGTGCTGTCGAAAAAGGCGCGCTCCAGGCTGAAGAAACGGGCGCAGCCGCGCATCGTGATTACGGGCAGCGTCTACAAGACGCCGTACCCGGAGATCGGAGACCTGGTGGATGTGCAATTATCATACGAGTTATATACGGCCAAGGGCGTGAATCTGGGCAGCCTGGTGAACGATATCCAGCTGACAGAGATGTCGTACTCATCGGTCGAGAAGATAGCGCAGGTGACGCTGGATTCAGCCGGGATAGACGACGAGGGCGAGTGACATGAAAACACGACTGCCAGGTGTAAAGGAATTCCACCGCAACGAGCGCGATGAGATCATGCGGCTGCTGCGCAAGTATGCGTTGAGCGTGCGGCGCAGCCTGGAGAGCTACCGATCAGAGAAGGCGGCGCGGGCGAGCGACCTGGCGCGCGAGGGTGGGGAATTTCATGCCATGGCGTTCATCACGGGCGAGGGCGACCCGGAGGACGGCGATTTCACGGGCGGGTTCTTTGGCTATCCGGGGCACACAATCAACGGAGTGGAATATTTTCTTTTCGCCAAAAAGGATGGAAAATTAACAGTTGGCTTGAATTTGACGGAGGGGGAGATTTGGGCGGCGCTGGGGGCGGTGATCCTGGGTAGATCGGGGCTGCTGTTGAGCGAGGGCGGCGGGACGATATTGTTCGGAGCAGACAACTATCACGGGGCGATCAGCCTGGGCACGGGCGGCTTGAACTTATTTGGCTGGAGAGAGATTACGGGGACGAACCTGGTTGCCGACGGCGATTTCGAGGTGGGCAACCTGGCGGCGAACTGGACGACGGTGGCTGGCGCGCCATCGTTGAACACCATCGACCCATTCGAGGGCGACTACTGCCTGCAGTTGGATAATGCCGAGGAGATCAGGAGCGCGGCTTTCATTACCGGAATCTCGCCGGGCGATTGCTTGGCGATCAGCGCACGCGTGCGGCAGGATGCGGTGGAAACGAGCAAGGGCAGCCCGTGGGGTTTGTACCTGATGATCGATTGGTACACCGCAGGAGGAGCGGCGATCAGTAGTAGTAGCGATACCGCCGTCCCGATGACGACGGGCAAGTGGGCTTATTTTATCTTCAGCGGTACGGCTCCGGCGACGGCAGCGAAATGCAAAATCAGGCTGTGGAATGCATGTAATACTCCAATTACACGCTACGCGGATGACGTGAAGCTGGTGGCGGTATCTGCGGAGATATCACGACTGTCAGCAGGAAACGCAGGTGCGGCTACAACTGAGATCATCAATGCAGGCACGTTGAACGTTTCGGATTACCTGAATTTGAATGCGCTTGGGAATGCTTTACTCGAAGGTCCGGTCGATTTCGAAGGGCGGGCGACAATTGGAAATTTTCTGAACCTGGAGGTGGGCGCGCAGTTGACCATCTCAGGCGGTGCGATCACGCCGACACGCACGTTTCACACGGTGGAGGTGGAAAGCGGCACGACGGACAACCTGGACGAGATCATCATCGATAACATCGGCGGGGGCGATCTTGTTATACTGCGCCCGGCAAGCACGAATGACATCGTGGTCAGGAACTTGGGCGGGGGCGGCAATATCCGGAACTACCACGACGCGGACGTGACGCTGAAGGGCGTCCAGAATATTTGGATGGGGATCCGGCGGGGATCGTATATTGAGGAGATTGGTTGTCTGTTCAACATCGGCACGCATGTGCAGGCGTGGGATAAGCAACTGGATGATTTAGCCGCGTGCGCCGTAACCGCCGATGGAGATTTCATCGTTGGAAATTATGGGGATGGTTCCGAACCAAAATGGGAAAAGCAAGCCAAGGCGACCGCTCGGGCTTTAATGGGCATGCCGAACGAAATGGCGGTGGGCGTGCTGGCTTCGCTGGCTGATGACACGGCGATGTCATTTTCTCCGCTGAACATCGCCGGAAAGCTGCTGGTTTTCGGGCGCTCATCCAGCACATTGGCGGGGCAGGTTCTTTTCGAGGGATTGTTCCGGCACACGACCGCAGTTTTTTTGACCCCGTTCCACTTGGGCACAGAAACTGTATACACCACCGGGGCGCTGGCAGGCACGACCGGCACGAATGGGAAGTTCACGATCTCGGTTCATACGGATGGAAAAATCTATTTCGAGAACCGCACCGGCGCAACTGTTGCGCTCTATTATGCAATTATGTGAGGTAATAAAATGGCAGGAAAACAAGGTGAACAATCGCCAAATCTAGAAATCGGGCCGGGGCAGTCCATCCGCAGAAAAGCTGACGATACCGGCTTCGAGACTTATACGCCCGGGGCTGGCGGGGCAGTGGCTTGGGGTGATATTTTAGGTTCATTATCCGCCCAGGGCGATTTAAATTCCGCGCTGAACAATAAAGTTGCATCGGATGATGCCAGACTATCAGATGACCGGACTCCATTGGTACACGGCAGCGGCAAGCATAGTGTTGACTATCAACAACTTGGGTTTACGGTGCTTGCAAATGACACATTAGCGCAGGCGCTGGCCACTAACATTAATACCAAATTGACCGTGACTGCCAGCCGGACATTGACCACCACGGTTCCCGCAGCGGGGGTGCGCTGCTCCATACTGATATTAACCAGCGGTACAACATCCTATACGATCACGTTCGGAACGGGCTTCAAAACCACCGGCACGCTGGCGACCGGAACTGTCTCGGGGCGGATATTTGTGATCAATTTTTTCAGCACCGGCACGGTGTTATACGAGGCCGGACGCACGGCGGCGATGGCGGCGTGATGCGAATGGAGATTTTAGATGAACGAACTGGGTTTTGATTGTTCGGGGCTGGATACACGGCCGGATCAGCCAATCAACTGGCTGGTGGCGCATGAGCACGGCATCCGCTACGCGACGATCCGGGCGACGTCGGGGGCGCAGGCGGACTACCAGTACAAGCCCAACATGGAGGGGGCGCGCGCGGCGGGCATCCACGTGATGCCGTATACATATCTCGTTTTCCATGACGATCCGGTCAAGCAGGCGGTGGGATTTTTGAACGCGGTCGAGTGGGCAGACCTGCCGCCGATGCTGGACCTGGAGGAATACGAGAGAAAAAACAAGGCGTTTGGCGGCTGCTGGAAAGCGGCGATCAAACCTTGGCTGGACTACGTGGGCGGGGCGCTGGGCATCACGCCGGTCATCTACTCGAGCCCGGGCTTCATCAGGCAGTTCCTGAGCGCGGATACGGAGGCGGTCAAGTATCCGCTGGTGATCGCGCACTACGATATAAATGCGCCGTACGTCGGCAAGCCGTGGATCCCGGGGCGGGAGCTGGCCTGGCAGTTCGGCGATGGGCGGGACGGGTACTACTACGGTTTCACCGGCGCCAGGGGCTGCGCCTTGTACGCCTGGAACGGGGAGCTCGCGGATTATGTGAAGGAGTGGTCGGGCGGCAGCTTCACACCGCCGCCGCCACCGCCGGAACGACAGGCGCGCGTGATTACGAGCTCGTTGAACATCAGGAGTTGGCCGAGCGGGGATGCGACGCCGGACGGAACGATCGGGGTGGTGAAGCGAAACCAGGTTGTGACGGTTTACGATGAACGGAAGGATTATTACGGCAACACCTGGGCGCGCATCGGCGAGGATATGTGGTCGGCGCTGCGGTACGGGTCGAGCGTGTACCTGGAGTATCTGTAGGAGGAGGTTTTAAAATGACAGCGAGATCTATCACCAGACCTGAGTTCGACAACCTGAAAGTCGATGTGGACCGGATCGGCAAGATCATTGATGGCAACAATCGAGACGCAGGCTTGATGACGACGATTGCGATCCTGCGCGATAACTACAAAACACTAAGCAACGATGTCAAGTCGGTCAAAGCCTGGGAGATTGCGATCTTCATTGCGATCGCAGTAGATGTCCTGACGCGGGCATTGAAGATCGGTTTTTGAGAATTTACTCAATGAAAAACGCAAAAAACAGGGGGTAGGACGCACGCAAATGGGGAGTCGGTACATATATACCCCTCAAAAAGGGGTATTTGTGATCATTTCGACCCCCATATATAGCCAGAAAGCCGAAATAACCCCCCTACCCCCCATATATGGTGTTTGAAAGGGTCTAAAAAGGCTCTTTTTTGTAGTGCAAATGGCGGTACATTTACGCGTACAGGGCGTTCTGGGGGCTTTTTAATTATAGAACAAACATAGAACACCAGATTAGAGTTTGATTAGAGTTTCCGAAATCGCTTGTATTGTACCGCTAATCGTGGTACAATGTACATAGATCAAAAATCAGAAAAGGAGAAAAGAATGAACACCAGCAAGGTCCAGATTACGAATGAAGATCAAATTAAAAAACTCCAACTCATAGGTTCATTGTGGGAAAGGGAGAACATGAAGAGAGTTTATTTCAATAATTTAGAGGACATCTATGGCCTGGAAACTCAATGGTCTAACAGTGATAATGTTTCTTCAGCCAAACTGGATGGAGAAGCCATCAGCAACAATCAGGCCCGTCAAATTTGTTGGCGTCTAGGTAGTGGCAAATTTTGGTTTGATATGAACGATGGATTTTTTCACGGTAACGGCCTAGACGATAACGATTTCGTGATCCTGGTTAATCACATTAAAAAGCAAATCAGAACAGCATAATAAAAAAGGAGAAGTTATGAAAAAATCAACCAGCTTTCGATTGAGTGACCAGGCGGCAAAGAACCTGGAAACGATCTGCCGGATCTCCGGCGTCAACCGCACCGCGGCCGTGGAGATGTCCGTGGCAGAGATGGCGGTGAAATTAAATTATCAAAAGGAGAAAACGATGAACGAGAAAATTATTACGATTGTCGAGTCCGCCGATTGGGGTGGATTTGATTGGGGAGATGTTGATGAGAAGGATTTCCGCAGCATCTATAACCAGAGATTGGCTGAGGCGGTGGCTCATGAGTTTCACTGCCGTTGCACGGTAGAAACAGGCGATATCAATCCAACCAGTATCGAGTTCGAGGGTTTCCCCCCTGATTTCGACGAGGATTATGCCAAGCAATGGATTGAGGAAGTTGGCGGCAATCTCGTAGTGGACGAGGGTATATATCTGGAGTTAGGTAAGTCTTAGTGATCTAAATCAACCCTCCTCAACCGCCTGGGTGACGTGAGCGCCGAGGCGGTTTTTATCCACAGGATACGCTTCGCTATATATTCAAATGATCCACCGGTGAAGCCCGCCGGTGGGCATTATCCAGATCTATCTGCGCCAGGCGCAGGTAGGTCTTGACCATCTCCATGGTCGAGTGTCCCAGGATGTACTGCAGCGTGTACGGGTCGCCGCCGTTGCGCAGGTACATGATGGCGAAAGTGTGGCGAAAGCGGTGCGGGTGGACATTCGGGATGCCAACCCGATCGCCGATGTTTTTCAGGAGATTCAGCAGGCGGTCGCGGCTCATCTGGCGGTATCTCGTGGTCAGGAAGAGGAAATCGTCCGGCTGCGCTGGTTGCCGGGACCTGCGGATCGCCAAGTAGCGCCACAGCGCGTGGCCGGTGCGGTACGAGTATGGGATCGAGCGCTCCTTATCCCCCTTGCCGAAAATCGAGATGCGCTGGTTGCGGGTATCTAGGTGCTTGATCCTGATGGCGCACAGCTCGGAGGCGCGCAAGCCGGTATCGACCAGCAGCAGGATGATGGCGCGGTTGCGCTCCGGATGAGGCAGCGAGTTGGCGCAGCTGCGCTTGCCGGGGAGTGAGTAGAATTTCGATTTTTCCAGGGCGTTGAGCATGGCTACGATCTCGTCAGCCGTAAACGGGACGATCTCGCGCTGCTCGGGCTTGGGAGGTTTGACCAGGCGCACCACGTTGCGGGAGGCGAGGTCTTCGCTGACCACCCAGGTCCAGAGGGCGGAGAGGCCCACGTAGTAGTTGAGGATCGTTTTTTTTGTGACTCCTTCGCGCGATGCCAGGAAAGATTCGATCTGGCGGATGGTAATGGCGGCGATGGGCGGATCCTGGTCGAGGTAGGCCAGGAATTTATTGAATGTATTTTTGTAATCGGCGATGGTATGCAGGCTGAGATGGCGCGCTCCCGCTGCCAGCAGATAGCCTTCGATGGCCTGGGAAATCGATATCTTTTTATTCATAACTGTGCAGTCTCCAGTTCTTTTTCAATCAGGCGAAAAATATAAAAATTGGTTGAAAGCACTCGTTGGCAGGTTTTTGGTCAGGACAAACATACGGTGTGCAGCAGGTATTACTTTTACTTACTGATGAACACCAAGCCGCATGGCTGGAGATTTTGTCAATCCGTGCGGTGTGAGGTGGCATCGAGTCGGGGCGGGCGGATTTGAACCGCCGACCTCACGGTCCCGAATTATGTCATCCTGATACCCCTGCCTCGCCTCGCACAGTGACGTGGATTTATGCAGCCGTGCTGGGTGAAGTACCACGCATCCATGAGGGGTGCGGTTGGGCTATGGGGAATTATTGTGCAAATGCAATGCAGGATTGTATGATGATGGCAAAGATGGCCAGAACTACAAAAAATTGGAGAGATCCTTTTATGCTGCTCAATAAATTGATCTGTTTATCCAGTTTGGCATCCAATTTTTCCATGAATTCATATTGCCATCTGGATTTTTCATCTATTTCGTTTGACATTTCAGGCTCCCTTATGTTATATGCGAAAGCCCGGCGGCGGATGTAGCTTTGTCAGTTCGGTGAATTGCAGCCAGGTCAGATAGATCAACAGCAGCCTGCGATTAATCGGTCTTCGCAGGCACTTGCTCAGCTTTCTTCGGTACAAGATATTCCCCGCGTTCCTCCTGGATCATCAGGAACTCCAGAAAATCCAGCGCACGTTTCTTGTTGGCTGGATCCTCCAGCTCATTATAAAGATATTCGATGCGGTCTAACAACTCATCATTATCTTTTTTTGATGGCAACAACCCCGCTTGGCGAAAAACTTCTTCTGGTGGGATTTTGAATGCTCGGGCAATTTTTGTTAATGCTCTTTCATCTGGATATCTTGATTTGGAACTTAAATAATAACTTATTGCTTGTCTTGTTAATCCTGAATGTCTAGCCAAATCGGATTGCGTCCAATTATGTTCTCTCATCTTTTTTGAGAGCCAATCGCCAAAATTTATGTCCATGTTTATTGACATTTTGCCATAGATAAATATAAAAGCCTCATACGAGTTTGTCGAAAGGTATTGACATTCAATAAAATGTATGTATAATGACAAGAGATTATTACATGATGTCTGAAGGTTTGGAGCGAAGATTATGACAAAACGGACAAGTATTTACCTCGATGATGAAACCTTGTCACATTTGTTTGAGATGGCTTATCTTGATCATCGCAGTACTAGCAATTTCCTCAAAGTGCTTACGAATCATGAGTGGAATCGGCGCCATCAAGCCGAGGTCTTAGGAAAGGAACATATATGTCAGAACGAACAAGTATTTACTTCGATGATGAAACCTGGTCTCACTTGATTAATATGGCTGGCCCTGATTATCGCAGTATCAGCAATTTCCTCAAAGTATTGACGAAACAGGAATGGGATCGGCGCCACCCACCCGAGATTTTACGGGTCGAGGAGCTGCCGCATCCCGCCGGTGCCGAGCCGGTCCCGTTGGTTTTCGTTACCCAAAAAGGCGACGAGGACGAGATCTCCATACCAATAGAGTAGCATGGCTTCTGGCGTTTATCAGAAGTTTTTTTCTAAAAATCAAAGGAGAAAAAATGAACAAGAAATTTGCTTTATCCCTATGTTTGGCGGCGCTGGCATTCGTCGCGGCACGCAGCACCACTGCTCCGGTCTGGCATACCTGCCCTCCACCTAGATTCGTTGCGGGGATGCCGATCGTGCACGCTTGTGTCGACTTAGCCCGGGAGTGCCCGAGGGCACTTGCACGACCAGGTGTACCAGCGTTGGTTTACATACAGTGCTGGGTGTGGTTCCCCGGCGATCACAACGAGGCACCCGGCTGGAGGCTGCGGCAGCCATGAAGCGGAAATACTGGTTCTGGATCGTCTGGATAATCTTGATGTTGGTATTCATAGCATTAGGGGTATTGCTATGGCCATCCTACTAATCATCATTGGCATCATCGCCGCGTTCTTGATCGGCTGGTTCTGGCGCTCCGAGATCGCCGAGCGCGAGAAGCTTGAGGCCAGGATAACGCACCTCGAGGCCGCGAACCTGACAGGTCGGGGTGCGCTCCCGCTCAACGTCGAGAACTCGATGCTCGAGGAGATCGCCAGCATCCTGAAAGCACGCCGTCACATCGAGGAGATGGACGTCTACATCGCCGGTCTGCGCCGCATCCAGGACGTCGCCCGCAGCTCGCTGTCCGAGGCGATGGAGATAAACGGCGAGATCCGCAACAAGCCGCGCAATGTCAAAAAATAAAAGGAGGATCGCATGTACCTGATAGCAGGATTTTTGATCGGCTGTTTGACTGGATGCTTGATTTTTCCATTGATTTTTATTTTGCTGATATTGGCGTCCGTGGTGGATAAAAAGATCGATCAAGCATGCGGCTTATGCTCATGCTTCGAGAGGATGGGGGATAACCCGGGCTGCCCGGTCCATGGATCAAAGGAGATTAGACATGCCTAAAACACGCGAAGAGATCGAACACCTGAAAATGAATTGGTTGGAAGATGCTTGCTGGGATATCGAAACCACAGAAGGCTTTGAAGAATATAAAAACGAACTTGAGTCTTATCGAAAAGAAATGGAGGACAAGTGGAAAGCTCAACGAAAATTTGCGCGTATTTGTCCTCTATCTCCAATGACCCGTTATCGAGAGCGGCTTTGTTTACGGAATGAATGCGCCTGGTGGGATGAGGATTGCGACCAGTGCTCGATCCGGCGGCTGGCCAGCCTGGTCGACAGAGCCGAGAGTGAAGACGGGTACCGGTCGACGAGCCTGATGGAATACAAAGAAAAGTTTGGTTGAGAGAATTATTCAAAGGGATCTAAAAATTAAATTCCAGCCCTGCCCCGTCCGTGTCCGCTTTTGGGCGGTCGGCCTCTCCTGCCGTTGAAAGCACGGCGGGGCGGGGTGGAAAAATCAAAGGAGATTGATATGAACACACAAACTCTTGAATTGACCGAAACGAAAACCAGCTCCAACTGGCTCGACGATTACAGCCAGCACATCTGCAGCCGCTGCGCCTCCAGGCTGACCGTGATTTCCTATCTCCAGGAGGTGCGCTCGTTCGTCGCCTGGTTCGAGCAAACCAACAACCAGGCGTTCACGCCTGATCTGCTCAACGGCACCGATATCCGTGAGTATGCGCGCCGCTGCATGAGCCTCAACAAGCCCTCCACCTGGAATCACAAGCGCACGGTGATCAAGTCGCTTTGCGATTGGGCGCTGGAGAGCGGCTTTCTCACATACAACCCATTCCGCGACATCCCCCTGGGCAAGTCGATCGATCTCGCCCCGCGCTGGCTCGATCGCAGCGCTTACAGCCGTCTCACCCGTCATCTCGAGCTCGCCACCAATTCCCCCCAAACCGCTGCCCGGCGCAGGCAGGCGGTCCGTGACCAGGCGCTCGTCAGCCTGATGTTGTACGCCGGTCTGCGCGTGGCCGAGGCCGTCGCCCTGGATACGCCCGATCTGGAGATATCCGAGCGCAAGGGTCGTGTAATTATTAGGCATGGTAAGGGAGATAAGAGGCGCGAGGTCCCGCTCAACAATGATGTTAGGCGAGCGATTGTCGCCTGGCTGGCGATCCGGGGCGGGCGCGCGGGACCTGTATTTAGCGGCAAAAACTCCGAGAGGATCACCACCCGGCAGGTGCAGCGCATCGTGGCATCCATTGGTCGAGCCTGCCAGCTGGATGTCGGGTCCACGCCGCATCGGCTGCGGCACACCTGCGCCAAGCGTCTGCTCGACAACGGCGCGCCGCTCACGGTGGTCTCGAAGATCCTCGGTCATGGTAGCCTGAATGCAACCCAGCGTTATACGCTGCCCGGCTGGGACGATCTCGAAGCTGCTGTGAATAAGTAATCAAGGAGAAAGATATGAATATGAAAAAGACTGCAAGACAAAAAATTATGCAGGTCAGGGTAAACCCAATTGAGTACGCTCTATTGAATGCAATTTCTAATAAAGAGGGAGTTAGCCTTTCGGAAATAGTCCGGAACTCAATCAAATTTTATGGTGCCAAACGTGGAATAAATATTAAATATGGGAAGATAATCGACAAAAAAGATGAATCCCAACCCATAATAGATCTTGGGACATAATGGCGTTGCTTTTTTACCAGGCAAGGCGGGTTCGATTCCCGCATGTCCCCCTCGCGCGACTGGGCACCGCGCGACTCCTTTGAAAGCCCTGGGTTGTGTGCTGGTCACACAGCTCAGGGCTGAAGGGTCAGCCCCAATGCGGTTTTGCGCAGTGAAATTATTTAGTAGCAGGAAAAATCTCTTTCTTCACTTTTACCCTACGTTTACGTCCCCGGGCACACGCGTGGGAGAAACGGCGCTCGCTTTGTGTCGCATATTATCAAGATGTGGACATAACCTGGATTTTTTGGATGATTTTCGGGCTGAAATAGGCTCGTTATCGAGGCGAATTTATGTCGCATAACATGGAGCGAGGGTGATTGATGGATAATTTCGAGGATTACATCGAGGACGTGAAGCTGGCGAACCCGATCGAGGACGTGATCGAGGAGAGCGGATACAAGCTGTCAGGGGGGCATGGCTCGACCAGGCGGGGCGTGGGCAAGGACCATGCCAGCCTGGTGGTCAGCATACACAAGCAATTGTTCTACTGGAACAGCCGGGCTGCCGATGGCTGGCGGGGTGACGTGATCAGATGGGTAGAGAAACATAAGGGCGTGGATTTCCAGGGAGCGCTCGATCACCTGGCAAAGCGGGCGGGGATCTCCCCGCCGGTATGGTCCGGAGCGGATCCAAAGACAATCCAGACCAGGCGAACGACTGAGGACGTGATGGGGATTGCGGCGGCGGTGTTCCACCGCTGGCTGGTGGGAGATGAAAAGAAGGACGTCAAACCCGACCAGGATGCGCTGGACTATGTGCGGGGCAGGGCATGGACGGAGGAGACCATCGAGGCGGCGATGATCGGGTTCTCGGGGAGGAGGCAGGCCTGGCAGATCCAGGACATGATCGGCGACTTCAACCTGCACGGGATCGATGTGCAATCACCGGCGGCGGTGATGGTGCTGGGCTTCGCCGGGAACGTGCGGGAGTGGGGCAAGCACTGGGATATCGACACATCAACCTGGGATGAGAAGGAACGCATCCACGGGCTGATGGATACGCCGGGGGTAATCTACGTGCATTATTACAACGGCAGCGTGCGATACCTGACACGCAGGCAACTGCCCGGGTTCGACGTGATCAAAAGCGAGGGCAGGGAACGGGCGTGGAAATCATTCAACCCGCCGGTGGCGCTGGCTGGATACAGGCAGCCATACTACAACCACGTGTACCGGCGGGATGCGCCGGACTGTGTGATCGTGGAGGGGCAGGGGGATGCGGTATCGCTGGCGCAACTGGGTCAGGCGGCGGTTGGTCTATGTGGGATTAATGCTGGGGATGTCCAGATGGAAAGGTTGATACGAATATTGAAGAAACATGAAGCGAAATACCTGGCTTTGGATAGTGATGATCCAGGGGTCGCCGCTTCGTGGAAAATAGCCCGTCAATTTGGGCCGATGGTGAGGATGGTGACATGGGTGGGGGAGGGCGGGGCGACCCCGCCCGTACGGGGTGATGATGGGTAAAGACGCCAACGACTTATACGATAGATGCATACTGTGTCACAGGCAGAAGGCAAAATATACCTGTGATGGTGGTTGTATGAATGATGAAGTTGCTTACTGTGGCTATTGCAGCCGCAACAAGATTGTTACCTGGATAGGCCATGCAATGAAACAGCGGTTATGTGCTGTATGTGCACTGAGAGGGGAAAGTCCTAGATCTCAAGGCATTTATGATGCAGCTTTCTATACCGTAGAGCAAATTCAACGATGGTTGAACGGGAAAAACAATGGCTAAAGATGCGAATGATCTGATCCGGGAATGGAAGGCGGAGGGGATATTGCCAGAGGAACAGGCTGAGCGGCTGAGATTGCTGCTGCAGGCGGCGAAACCTTTTGTTGTGTGCATGGCCGAGCGGGTGTCAGAGATGGAAGGACCAGCACGGGACCTGGGTATGCGGGAGGTATCCGGGCTGGCAGCCCAGATGGATGGGCACGAGCAGGCGATCTATAAGGAACAGATCTGCGAGGTGCTGAACATCGGGAGGCGGGAGTTCAAGGAGCTGGTCAAAGCGAGCATCAAGGGGGAGACGGACGAGGAGGACAAAAGTGAGCCGATCGAGACAGCGGGCGGCTGGATCAGGGGTCACCTGGTGGAGCTGCTGTATGACCGGCAGACGATGAAGACATCGTTCGTGGTGAGATACCCGGACGGGAAGATCGAAGCCAGGCATAACATCGTTATAGAGGGAAAAAAGTACATACCAATATATCCGGACAGCCTGCTGACGCGGGACGTAGTGCTGCTGCCGACCAGGCTGGAGGCGCTGCGTCCCACGGTCGAGCTGGTGGGGATCATCCGGGCGCACCTGAACCGTTATTTTGATTTTGGCTCCGATGAGTTTTTCGAGCGGTTATGCGCCTACTACGTGATGTTCTCCTGGGTATACGATGGGTTCACGACGGTGCCGTACTTGCGGGCGCTGGGAGACTACGGCACGGGAAAATCACGGCTGCTGGATACGGTGGGCAACATCTGCTACAGGCCGATCCGGATCACGGGAGCATCCAGCGCATCCAGCATCTTCCGCACGCTGGACCTGTACCATGGGACGCTGGTGCTGGATGAGGCAGATTTTCCGAAGTCGGATGAAGCGGCGCTCATCGCAAAGATATTGAATGCAGGAAATCAAAAAAACCGACCGCTGCTGCGCATGATGGAAGCGGGGAATGGGAAATGGGCGGTGCAGGCGTTCGACGTCTATGGACCGAAATGCATCGCGACCAGGAAGGGTTTTGGAGATCGGGCAATCGAGAGCCGCTGCCTGACCAAGGAGACGGGGGGCGGGGTACCGCATCCGAGGATCCCGCTGGAGCTGCCGGATCCGCTATTTTGGCGACAGGCAGAGGAAATCCGAAACCTGCTGCTGGCGTACCGGATGGCAACAGCGCAGGAGACGCGAATGGTGGACTACACCGGGGTGGATCGATCGGTCGAGCCGCGGCTTAACCAGGTCACGTTAGCTCTCGTCACGATCATCGAGGACGAAGAACTGCGCAAGGAGATCCGGGGATTCATCAAGGATTACAACGAACAATTAAAAGTCGAGCGCAGCGGAACGATGACAGCCAGGGTGCTGGAGGCGCTGGTGCAGTGCTGGGGGATGGGGAAGACGACGGCGGACGAGGAGATCAACCGGATCTACCTGAAAGACCTGGCGGAGGCGACGAACGAGATCGTGGACGAACAGAACCGGCAAATGGGGGACGAGGTGGAGGCGGCGACGGTGGACGAGGAGGGAAGGAAGAAAAAGTCGTCCAGGATGACGAGCCGGAGGGTGAGCGATACGGTGCGAAAGTACCTGCAGTTGAAGGTGCTGCGGGCGACGGACGGGGAGAAGGGGCGCAAGGGGACGAACTATATCGTGTGGGACCAGGAGCGGGTGGATGCGCTGTGCGAGCGTTTCGGGGTGGAGATGGTGGGGTACGGCAGTTTGAAGAAACAAATGGCGTTCGGGGAGGAGGAACGGGGGAAGTGGAAGGCGCTGGATGAGAGGAATAAAAAGGAAACGATGGAGATGAGGTCTGGAAATGAATAAAAATGTAGATTTATATAGATTAGTGAAGGTTGGTGAAGAACTTTTGCCACTTCTGAGGCAGTTTCATTTTGTTTTGCATCAAAAGATCGATTCAAAACAAAATGATTCGTCCCCCAAAACCCTGAAAGTTCTTCACTCATCTTCACCGCGGGAGGAAAAAGCAGGTACATCGCACCTGGAAGGTGCAACGCACCGGCAAAAATGTAGATTTAGTAGATTAGTGAAGGTTGGTGAAGATATAAGTAAAGTAAGTATATTATTTTTTATCATTTCTGATGCCTTTGACTGCTTTTGGAGGTTTATATGCTTATGCATATATTTGAAAGTGAAGATGTCAAAAATGGCACTTCTTCACTCATCTTCACCTGTTAATAAAAAGTTAATAAACAGCCCCCATATATGGGATTTTCTGACAGAGAAGATTATAAAACCTATATATGGGGGGGAAAAAGATTATGAATTCTTCACTGCGAATATATGCATAGGCGTATGTTCAGGATGGTTGGTAGGGAGTATGGAACGGACAGGGCGTGGAAACCACGCCCGTACAGGATGGAGGTTGAGATGAGCGAGTATAAGATCAATCCATATTTGAGCGGGACGGAGATGATCAGCAGGGAGCGGAGAAGGCAGATCATCAAGGAGGGCTATAACGCGGAGCATGATGAGAGGCTGGAACCTGGGGCACTGGCGATGGCGGCAGCGGTCTACATCATGGGGGCATGCTCCGGGATGCGGGGAGGGGGGGAACGCCCAGGGGAGGTGATGATCTGCTGGCCGTTCGAGATCTCGGCGTACAACCCGAAGGATCCGCTGCGGGACCTGGTGCGTGCGGGGGCGCTGATCGCAGCGGAGATAGACAGGATGATGAGGGTGGAGGGCGACGAGATAATGGGCGGGGAGACCCCGCCCCTACGGGGGGAGGAATGAGATGAGCAAGGAGACGATGGAATTCACCGAGATTTCCAGGAAGGAATATGCGGCGATCATCGAGAGAAGGTACATTTTCGAGATGCACTGGTGCCAATTCTGCGGGAGACAGACGATGCAGCGGCTGGAGATGCGGGGGACGCAGCACGAGAAGCGGTGGTGCCCGAGGTGCGGGATCGGGAAGATGGTGAGGGTGAGGTGAAATATAAATTATATCAAGGTGATTGTTTGACATTTATGGATAATGACTGTAATGCGGGCGATTTTGATATTGTTGTTACAGATCCACCATACAGCATAAATACAAAATCGGACGGTCAAGGAAAATTAAATCCTTGGGGCGATAGATTGAATGCCGCTTTATGGTATCGAGAATGGATAGGAAGATGTCAAAAACTGATGTTAGGACGAGGTTGTTTATGGTCCTTTTTGAATTGGCGATCTTTGGTTACATTTCAGAAAGCAGCAGATGATTTATGCTGGCCAATAGAATCTATCCTTATTTGGGATAAATGTTGGATTGGGCCAGGCGGTCATAAAGGCCTTCGACCGTCTTATGAAATGGTAGCACTTTGGGCGGGGAATGATTTTGCTATCAAAGATCGTGGATTGGCTGATATACAGCGATTCCAGTGGTCGTCTAATAAACCAAGTGGTCACCCAGCAGAAAAACCTTTGGATTTAATGAAGTGGATAATTGAAATCAGCACAAAACCAAATGAGATTGTTTTTGATCCTTTCATGGGTTCTGGCACAACCGGAATCGCCTGTATGAAATTGGGCCGTAATTTTATTGGTTGTGAAATTGATCCAAATTATTATTCTTTGGCAGAAATGCGCATAAAAGCAGAAGAAGCACAGTTATCAATGTTTCCAATTGTGGAGAGGTAATTTTTATTGTTTGTTATCTGTTTTAACAGGGCAAAAGAGCGATGAAAAATGAAAACGGGTATCAATCATCGTTGATGAGGAAAAGGCTGCTAAAACGGCACGCGAGGGGCCAGACGTGGAGGGAGATCGCGGGCGGGATTGGGCTGAATGTGAGTTATGTCTACAACTTTGCGGTGCATGGGGTGGAGCCGCCATCGCCTGCGGTGAGGGTGAAGCTGGGATTGAAGGCGAAGTGCCCGCGGTGCAAAAGGCGGGTGACCCTGGCACCGATGAGGCGATGGCACAGGTTGAGCAGCTTGAGCAGGGAGCAGGTTTTGTATTTATTGGAGCATAGAGAGGAGATGTGAAGATGAATTATAAAATCGTGGAGAGGCGGGCGAGGGTGGTGGGGATAGAGTCGGATGAGGAAGGTGCATCGCATTTGGGAAATGCAACGCACCTGTCGATGAGCATAAGGGAGAGGCTGGTCGTTTGGGGGTTGGCGGCGCTGATCGTGGCGGGGCTGGTGTTCGCGGCGATCGGCTGGGTGGGGTAGGGATGGGGAGGGTGAAAACAGGAATGGGCGCAGCTTGCTGCGCCCCTACGTTGGAATTTGGAGAGATTGAATGACCGATGAGGTGACGGTGCTGGAGGATTTGTGCAGCCCGGAGGGTGTGCGGAGGTTGCACGTGATGAGCGGGACGGAGATCGATCTATCCCTGCTGATGTGGCGGGTGCCGGTCCCGGCGCAGGACATGGTCCAGGTGAGGGAATGGGAGGAGGCGCAGCTGGGGGTGAAACATGCAGAGCTGAGATGGAAGGCGCGGGAGGGAGTGCGCTGGCAGATCCAGGTGGATGGGAAGATGGTGGAATGGCATGGAGTGCTGTGGTACATCGAGCCGGGCGGGAGGATATCGGAGGCGGTGGGGGATGCGGCGGGCAGGTACTGGGTGGAGTTCGAATGCTGGCCGCAGTTCGGCTGGGTGAGGAGGCTGCCGGAGGGGGTGGAGGAGGGTGTGGAGGTGGAAATAGGATCAGGAGTAGAGGCGGTGCACGTGATGCTGGCGGATTGGGTGCCTGCCGGGTTCGTGGCGGTGGGGAGGGGCGCATCAATGAGGTTTTATGAATAGAAGGCAATTATCTCTTTTTGAAAGCGGACGGCTTCGATTTGATGATGCCATCGATTTGAGTTTGAAAAGCCTGGATAGTTATGGATCCAGATATCGGCATTGGGCCGTGGCATACAGCGGGGGAAAAGACTCATCGGCAACGGTTACATTTGTGGCCTGGGCGATCAAATCGGGGATGGTAAAAGTACCTGAGAGCTTGACGGTTCTATATGCGGATACCAGAATGGAAATACCGCCGCTACGACAGACAGCAGTCAGGCTACTTGAAAATCTTTCTGATGATGGTTTTAGAACAGCAGTTGTTTTGCCGGAGATCGATAATAGATTTTTTGTCTACATGCTGGGAAGAGGTGTGCCACCACCGAAAAACACATTTCGCTGGTGCACATCGATGTTGAAGATCAAACCGATGATGAAGGCTCTCCTGGAATTGAGAAAAATTTCAGGCGAGAAAATTATGATGATAACCGGAGTGCGGATCGGTGAAAGTGCTGCACGGGATCAACGTATAGCGCTGTCATGTTCACGTGATACGGGCGAGTGCGGCCAAGGGTGGTTTCAGATTTCGACTCCCGAGGCGATTGCTGATACCCTGGCACCGCTGCTGCACTGGCGCCTGTGTCATGTTTACGACTGGATTTACTTTTCGCAGGATAAACATGGTTATGATGTGAGCGATATCGCAGTAATCTATGGCGAGGGAGATGTGCGCACAGGCTGCATCGAATGCAACCTGGCGAGCCGCGATGTATCACTCGAGCGATTAATCCGTAATCCGGAATGGCAATATCTAAAACCGCTGCTAGAACTCAAACCGCTTTATAAAGAATTGAAATTGGCATTTTGGCGAAAAAGAAAAACGAAACCTGAAATATGTAAAAGTGGGAAGATCAGTAAAAATATTCAACGGATGGGGCCGTTGACGATGGAGGGACGATCCTATGGTTTGGAGAAAGTTCTGGATATACAGAGGCGTGCAAAAATCGATTTAATCAATGACGAAGAGGAAGAGCGGATCAGGGAGATGTGGGCTTATGATGTTTGGCCGGAAAAGTGGTCCAAGGAGGATATTGATGCGATTTTTCCTTTTGATTTCATCCAGTTGGAGGATGGTAAATTTATTGTCCAGCCATTGTTGATCAGGTGAGGAGGTGTGTGATGAGTGGAATTGAATGGTGTTGCAAGAACGGGCATGTGCTGGGGCTGGTGATGGAGAATGGGAGGGGGGTGAAGCATCTGCTGTTATATAGGGAGGCGCATGATCTGATGCAGCAAAGGGCGCAGCACGCTGCGCCCCTACAAATGCCGGACGTGATTGCGATCGTGAGGTATGCGACGGATATACGCTGCTCGATATGCGGATCTAAGAAAACATGGATGATTGGGAGGGATGCGATCGAGGAGTTGGGGTTGAGGCTGGAGAAGCTGGTGTGGAGGAAGAGCCAGGGCGTGGTGGTAGCCAAAGACGCCACCATCCAAAACACGCTCCTACGGAGGGAATGATGGGTGAGAAAACAGGAATAGAATGGTGCGATGCGACGTGGAATCCGTGGATTGGGTGCCAAAAAATATCACTGGGTTGTCTTCACTGCTATGCTGAACGATACAACAAACAGTATGGGTGGACTATTGGTTGGGGTATTACTGGAGACCGTCGAAAGACCAGTGAGGTTAACTGGAAAAAACCAGTAGCATGGGACAGAGTCGCAAAGCGGGAAGGGATACGCAAAAGAGTTTTTTGCGGTAGCCTCTGTGATGTATTTGAGGACAGGCCAGAGTTGAAGGCATGGCGGGGTGAAATTTGGAGTTTGATTGTAAATACTCCAAATCTGGATTGGTTGATTTTGACGAAAAGACCCGAAAATATTTTGAGGATGTGCCCCACTCAGATTATGGGGGAACTTGATGAATGGATCCCGCCTAATGTTTGGATTGGTGTGAGTGTAGAAAATCAGGAAATGGCAGATAAACGAATCCCCATCTTGGCGGAAATGCCTTCCAATGTGAGATTTTTGTCTATCGAGCCGATGCTGGAAGATATTGATCTGACAAAAAATTTTTCGTATTACGATGGATGGAACGCACCTTTTGAATGGGTGATTGTTGGAGGCGAGAGCGGGACGGGTTGCAGACCGTTCAATGTTGAATGGGCAAGGCATATAGTGACACAATTAAGGTTATGTGGCGTACCGTTTTTTATGAAACAGTTGGGGGGATGGCCGGACAAGAGGGACAAGATGGAGGAATTTCCGGAGGATTTGAGGGTGAGGGAGTGGCCGGAAAGGTAAGGTTTGATAATGGCAAAAAAATTATTTCGTTGGGAGTGTAAACATTGTGAAGTCGAGTTTTATGGTACAGGAGTGTTGAATGAGAAATGTGAAATATGCGGGGGCGGACTTAATAGACTTGAGCTTATGGGTTATGTAGGAGGCATGATAAAGATAATGGATAAGAGATATTATAAATGGTTGCCAAAGATTGCGCGGGCCACAGTTGAATTAAATAGAGTTTTACATGAGTCTCTTTCAGATGGGGTTATCCCTAAAATAATAGTTCATGATGATGAAAAGACTCAAGCTCTTTTCGGAAAAAATGCCCAAGTGGTTGAGGTTAGTATTGCCCTTGGGGAATTGAGGGCGGGATGATCCCGCCCGTACGGGAGGTTGACAAAAGAGGAATACGGCATATAATGTGAGGGAAGGGGGCGCAAACTAACAGTTTGCGTTACGCAGGTCCCCGGAGGGTGAGGGGACCAGTGGACGAGTTGAGCGCCGTCGTGTCAATCGACACGGCGGCGATTTTGTTTTGGGCGGGTGCGATAAAGGGCGCAGCATGCTGCGCCCCTACGAGAGGAATGGAGGTTTGAATGGAACTGACGTTTGTGCAACTGGCGATCCTGGGTTTGGTCGCGACGGTGGTGACGGGGATCCTGAACTGGCTGGCGGAGAAGCGGGGCTATCACCTGGCTCGAGGCTGGGTGACGCTGATCCTGTTCGTGATTGCGATGATCCTGTCGTTTTTCTGGCAGCCGGTGGCGCTGCCTGTGTTCCCGGCCTATGCGGGGGATCCGGCTATATTCACGATTGCGCTATTGACATGGGTTGGTACGCTTTCGAGCGCAGCGGGGGTGGTGGTCGGGTTTGCGACGGTGATCTACAACTGGCTGGTGAGGAAGATATATGACAAGGCGGCACGGGCCGTCGTGCAGGAAGATTTTTATAAAAAGGCAAGACTGCCAAAGAGATAAGTCGTGCAGGAAGATTTTTATAAAAAGGCAAGACTGCCAAAGAGATAAGCGTTATGGGGCGTGGACTTAGATCGCAGCACGCCCCTACGGATTGATGGAGGGTAGATGAAATTCGACGAGCGGCAGATGGTCTTCGACGGGTTCGAGCTGGAGGATGACGTGCGGCTCGAGGCGGAGACGCGGCGGATCAGCATGGAGGAGGCGCGGCAGATCAGCGAGGCGGCGCGGCAGGTTTTCGAGCAGGGAGCGCAGGAGATAAAGAAAAATGAAGAGGGGGAGGTGGAGTTCGAGAATGCCTGGTACGAGGATTACCTGATGCTGCGCACATTGGGATGGCCGTGGAGGGTGGCGACGTATATCGCATGGGCGGCATCGCCAAAACTCAGGAGAGAACCAAGAACGCTTAATGAGTTGGCGGATAAAGTACTTGGACTGAACAGCCCGCGTGCGGTGCATACTTGGCGGGATAAATATGTGACCATCGATGCGGTGGTGAATATGATGCAAGCGAAGCCAACGTTGGAGTATAGACGGGATGTGTACGATGCACTCGTCAAAGTGGCGGCAACCCAGGATCATAAATGTGCTCCAGATCGGAAATTATATATGGAGATGACGGGGGACTACGTGCCGCATATGAAGATCGATGAGAGAATTGGGAAGGCAACGGATTTGACTGGCTTGAGCGATGAGGAGCTGGATGCGCTGGGGGCGAAGAGGGTGATCGAGGAGAGGCTGAGGAAGGGCGGGGAGAATGGACAGGATGCTTCGCGACCAGGGCGGGATGCTTCGCGATCAGGGCGGGGAGACCCCGCCCCTACGGGCGATGATGGTAACGGATAGGGCGGTTCAAGGGGCAATTCTTGAATTGCCCCAACAGGAATTGCCCCAACAGGAATTACCCCTGCTGGCGGCGGAGGAGAGGACGAGGCGGGAGGCGGCGAACCGGCACCTGATCGATTTTTCCATATACATGTCGCCATGGTACCGGCCGGGCAGGCACCACATGCTGGTGGCGGAGAAGCTGGAACAGGTTGCGCGGTATATCATGACCAAGGGTGCGCAGGGGATCGGCAGGCTGATGATCTTCGAGCCGCCGAGACACGGAAAATCACTGCAAGTATCGAGGCTATTTCCAGCATGGCTGCTGGGGAAGATGCCTGATGCGAGGATCATCCTGGCATCATATGGGCTCGAACTGGCTGAGGATGACAGCCGGGCGGTGCGGAACTACGTGCAGGAGCCGCGCTATGCCAACGTGTTCGGACGGAACCGATCGGTGGTGGATATACCGGTAGAGCTGAGCAAGGATTCCACGTCCAAGGCAGACTGGGACCTGGCGGCGCCGCACCGGGGAGGGGTGATCGCGGCGGGGGTGGAGGGGCGGATCGTGGGGTTCGGGGCGCACCTATTGAACATCAACGACCCGATCAAGGGCCGGAAGGAGGCGGAGAGCGAGACGCACCGGCGAAACGTAATGACCTGGTATCACGGCAACGCGTATACACGGCTGGAGGACGGCGGGGCGATCGTGCTGACACATACACGATGGGATCCCGAGGATCTGGCGGGGCAACTGCTGATGGAGATGGTCTCGGACGATCCGTTGAAGGACCAGTGGGAAATCGTGTTTCTACCGGCGATCGCACTGGATGAGGATCAATATCCGAAGAACGAAGCGGAGTACAACGAGAATTTATTGAGAGGAATTTATATACCGATGGCGGCTAGCGCCGCACTTTCAGGGGGCGACCAACTGGGCAGGGAGGCAGGGGAGGTGATCTGGCCGGAGAAGTACCCGCTGGAGGTGATCCAGAAGATCATGGGGAACATCCTGGATTACGAGGGGTCGAGCCAGTACCAGCAACTGCCGAGAATGATGTCAGGGGAGCTGTTCGATGAAAGTGATTTCCAATATGTAGAGAAGGCGCCGGAGGGCATACAATGGTACAGGTACATCGACCTGGCGCTGGGCAAGAGCGAGACTTCGGACCACAACGTGACGATAGCGGTGGCAGAGAACGAGGAGGGGAAGCTGTTCCTGAGGGACAGGTTGAAGGTGCGGAATCTGGAGGCGTTCCTGCCGGAGTGCAGGGAGCTGATGCTGGATAAAAAGGAGAGGGGGACGGTATGGGGAGGGGAGGACGTGGCGTTCCAGTCGCTGGCGATGAAGGAATTTTTCAAGGATAAACAACTGGCGAACACGGCCATCACGCTGGTGAAGCCGGAGGGCGACAAGGTGCAGCGGGCACGCCCCTGGCAATTGAAGGCGAAGAGGGGGGAGGTCATATTAGTGAGGGGGAGCTGGAATTTGAGCTTCGTGCGGATCGCGACGGCGTTCAGGGCGGGGGCGCGGGAGGATGACGACATCGACAGCGTGAGCGGAGGGGTGCAGATGGTGGCGGAGCAGAGCAACGTGACGGAGGCGGTGCCGAATCCGTTTTATGGATAGAAAAGAAAGGGCGCAGCGTGTTGGATTTTTGCAGGATAGGTTTGGAGGGATCGCTGCGCCACAACAGGAGAGATAAATGGGAAATATATTTGAAAATCTGAGGGAGTGGCTGCTAGAACCGTTGATGGGGCAGCCCTACGCGGAAAAGAAGAAGGATATTGAGAAGAGGCGCAAATACCGACGGGGGGACCAGAAAGCACCGTTGAAGGGCGGGGATGACTGCATTATCGTCAATTTTACGGGGCTGATCGTGGACAGGTGCGTGTCGCAGCTCTTCGGGAAGGAGATCAAGTTCGATTTACCGGGGGAGGATGATGCTCCAGAATCGCTGTACATCAACCAGGTCTGGAGGGCAAACCACAAACAGCGGCTGCTGAAGGCGGTGGCGACATACGGCGCGGAGGCGGGGACGTGCTACATCAAGATCCTGCCGGACAGGGCGATGGATGAGGAGGGGAAACCGGTGCCGAGGCTGATCAGCATCGACCCGGCGTCGGTGCAGATGGAGACGGAGGAGGAGGACTGCGAGACGGTGATCCGGTATACCATCGGGTATACGATCCATGACGAGGCGACGGATAAGGACATTGCGAGGAAGCAGGTGATCGAGAGGGGGGCGAGGCTGGTGGACGAATATGGTTTTGTCATTCCGCCAGTCGTTGATACGAGCGGGCACGGCGATGCCTCCGGTGCCGTGCCCCAACCGGAGGGGAGGGCAGCGGTCGGATGGGTTATCCAGAATTATCACTCGGAGGGAGACAGCCGCTGGATACTGGATTCCGAGGTGATGTGGGAATGGGATTTCGCGCCGCTGATCCACTGGAAGAACATGCCGGAGAACGGATCGGCATACGGCAGGCCGGACGTGACGGACGACATCATGGACCTGCAGGACAAGTTCAACTTCGTGATCTCGAATACGGGGAAGATTATCAAATTCCACGCGCACCCGAAGACGTGGGGCAAACTGTTTGGGAAGGCGGAAAATGCGACCTGGGGGGTGGATGACATGCTGCTGTCGAATAATCCAGAGGCGCACCTGGAGAACCTGGAGATGGAGAGCGACCTGGGGTCGAGCCTGAATTTCATCCGGTTCTTGAGGCAGGCGCTGTTCGACATCGCGCGGTCGGTGGACATAGACAGCCTGGCGGACAAGCTGGGGGCGTTGACGAATTTCGCGCTGCGGGTGTTGTACCAGGATGCGATGGACAAGCTGGAGGACAAGCGCGGCTCGTATGGGGAGGCGCTGGTGGCGATCAATCATGCGCTGCTGGAGCTGGCGGGGATGGGTGACACGGACGGCGGAGAGGTGATCTGGCCGGAGGTGCTGCCGCTGGACGAGATAGGGCAGGCGAACGCACTGAGCACGGACATGAACCTGGGGCTGGTGAGCAAGCAGACGGCGTCGGACAGGCGAGGGTACGTGTGGGTGGATGAGGAGGATAGGATCGCTAAAGAGAAGCAGGAGGGGGATAACGTGGGGGCGGCGCTGCTGCGGGCGTTTGGGCAGGGGAAATGATGATAAATCGAGGGCGGGAAGAACTTGCTCTTAAGTTATTAAAGATTGATGAGAAACAGCTAATATTTGATTGCATTGGAATGGGGTATAAAAAATGCTCAAAATGCGGAAAGACAAAAAAAATATCGGAATATTATCAAAAGAAAAATCTTAAATGTGTTTATCCTAATCAATGCAAGCAATGTATGAAAAAAGAATTCAGAAAATATCGGGTAAAAAATGCCGAAAAAATCCATGAATTGAGTAAAGGGGTTCATTTGAAGCATAAATATAATATGAGTTTATTAGATTTAGAAAAGATAAAAGAATCTCAATCGTCAAAATGTCCAACTTGCCATGAAATAAAAAAATTAGAAGTTGACCATGATCATTACACAAATAAAGTGAGGGGTCTTTTATGCCATCAATGTAATGTTGCTGTTGGATGTATAAGAGACAGCCCATTAATCGCGAAAGAAATAATGAATTATTTAATCGCAAGTGAGGCAAGGGGTATTAATTATAAACATTTTATGTGGGGTAATATTTTTGATGACTAATACGGTTTTAGATCTAGCGGCGGAGTTTCGGGCGGGATTACTGGCTCAGGATGCGGAGGTGCTGGAAAGGCTGGTGGGGGCGTATCTGCAGTTGTATGGAAGGTTGAAGGATAAGATCGATATTTTTTTGCTGAAGTACGAGCTGCTGGAGGAGCCGACGAAGGCGGCGGTGGCGCGGTTGGCGCAGTACGGGGATTTGCTGCAGGCGATAGAGGAGGAGCTGGCGAAGTACAGTGCGTATGCGGAGGTGGAGATCTCGGGGGCGGCGCGGGCGGCGATAGAGCTGGCGATCAGGGATACGACGGCTTACCTGAATTTCTACGGGCTGGAGCGACCGGCGATGCTGCCGACGAAGGCGATCGAGGCGATGTTGGGATTTTTGAAGCCGGATGGTCCGCTGTACGCGAGGCTGGGGGAGCTGGCGGGTGCCCATGCGGCGAAGGTGGGGGATGCGATCCTGGAGGGGGTGGGATTGGGATACAACCCGATAAAAGTTGCAAAATCAATCGAGAACTACATGGGGGGCGGTTTGACGGATGCGCTGCGCAACGCGAGGACGGTGCAGCTTTATTCATACCGGGAGGCGACGCGGGCGAACTACATGATGAACTCGGACGTGGTGCAGGGCTGGATCTGGTGGGCGGAGCTGGATGACGAGGTGTGCATGGCGTGCGCGGCGGAGCACGGGGAGGTGCACGGTTTGGAGGAGAATTTGGACGGACATTACAACTGCCGGTGTGCGATGCTGCCGTACCTTGGCGATAACCCGGTGGAGCAGGGCGGGGAGGAGTGGTTCGAGGGGTTGAGCGAGGACATGCAGAGGCAGATGATGGGGGAGGAGAAGTTCGAGGCATGGAGCGAGGGGAAGTTCGATTTTGGAGATCTGGCGACGACGACGCATTCGGATGTGTTCGGGGACATGCGGGTGGAGAGGTCGCTGCAGGAGTTGGTGGGAGGATGACCCCACCCCTGACCCCTCCCCAAATTCTGCGAATTTGGAGAGGGGAAATGGAGGAATGGAATGCCATATAAGACGGTGAGATTGAAAGGGGGGAGGGTGAGGGCGACGAACAAGAGCACGGGGAAGAAGCGGACGTTCCGGAGCAAGGGGGCGTTCAAGCGCTGGAGCCGGGTGGCGCGGGCGTATGATCACGGCTGGAGGCCGAGGGGGAGGAGGCATTGAGGTTGACAGGAGTAAAAATCTGATATAATGGAGTGAAAGGGCGGTTCGTGAACCGCCCCAACAGAATAGCAGGTCCCCGGAGGGTGAGGGGACCAGGGACGAGTTGAGCGCCGTCGTGTCAAGAGACACGGCGGCGTTTTTTGTTGGAGAAGGGCGGCTGGAGGAGATCCTTCGGCTACGCCTCAGGATGACAATAAAAGGGAGAGTCGAGATGACTAAAGAGCAGGAAGCTGCCGAGAAGGCAGCGAAGGAAACCACCAAGACGGTGGAGGCAGAGGTTGAGGCCGAGACGGCGGAAACGGAAGGGACCGAGAAGGTAGCTTCCAAAACCGAAACCAAAGAGGATGAGGCTTTCGACCAAGTGCGGGCGATGGAGACAATCCGGAACCTGCGCGAGATCGAGAAACAGGCCAAGAGAGACAAGGCCGAACTCGAACGTCTTAAGAAGCTGGAAGAGGAGCGCAAACTGGCGGATCTGTCAGAGACAGACCGCTTAAAGGCACAAATCGTAAAACTAGAAAAGACGATCGAGGAACTGACAACCAGACAGATGCAGATCGAGGCTGCGGAGAAGGTCAAGCTGCCGATGATTTTCGCCGACCGGATCAGGGGCGAGACGCCCGAGGAGATGGAGGCGGATGCCAAGGCACTGCTAGAGGCAATGCCGAAGGGGAAGGGTACCCCGGACACGGGGGAGACCAACCCAGGCGAGAACAAGATCACCGGGGAGACGGATGCGCAGCGGAGGAAGCGTCTGATTGGATAATGAAGGGCTGGGAAACCCAGCCCCTACGGAGGAATAAATTATGACAACAGGACGAAATCTTTGGGCGGATATTTCCGACATCGCTAACGCGGTGCAGGAAGATGCCTATTTTATAGTGCGAGAAGCGGCGATCATGCAGAACTTCGTGCTGGTTTTCAACGACATGAAGGGAATGAATCTGCGGAAGGGTTACAAATATTCGAGTGGGACGGCCAAGACGATCGGCGAGGACGATGACCTGGTCTCGGACACGTTCACGCCTTCGGTAGATCAAACGCTGACACCGGCGGAAATCGGCGAGCAGTTTTTCATCACCGATTCGCGCAGGGACAGCGAGGCGCCGGAGAATATCATGACGGATGCGGCGCAGGAGCTGGGCTTCGCAGCGGCTGACAAGATCAACAACGACCTGGCGGGCGACATGGCGTCGCTGACGGGCGGTACGATTGGCACGGCAGGATCGGCGATCACGTGGGGCTATGTGGCTGCAGCAATCGCAAGGGCGCGCAACGCCAGCAAAAACCTGGCGGTACCACTGAACTGCGTGATTCACGGCTACCAGGCGGCTGTGCTGGGAAAGACGGCCAGCATAGCGGGGGCTTCGGTGGTGAATGCGCCCGGGGTGCAGGACGTGGTCACGCGGCGGGGCATGGAGCAGGCGTTTACATTCCTGGGAGTGCCGATCTGGCAGGTGTTCGTGACACCTGACAGCTCGGATGATTTCACCGGAGGAGTGTTCCCGAGGAAGGCGCTGGCGATCGACTGGCGGCGTGCGATCCGGGTGGCTCCAGAAAGGGACGAATCACGGCGCGGGCTGGAGTTGAACATGAGCGCTGTCTATGCTCACGGTATCTGGCGTCCTCTATTGGGCGTCAAGATGATCTTCGACGCTACGGCGCCGACGAGCTAGGAGGTGTGAAGTGGATCTAATAACAGTCAATACATGTATCACGGACCCGGGGGCAGATAACAAGCACATCTTCCTGTTCAAGGCACCGAGTGCTTCGCTAGGCGGAGGTGCGCGGGTTCTTTCGGCTCATGCACATTCACAATCACAGGGTGCTGGGACGTCGTTCTCGCTGGCGCTGCACAAGTACAGCTCGGCGGGGACACCGGCGGTGAACGGGACGATCGCAGCGGCGATCGGCGGGACGGCCGGAACGGTCTGGACGGAGGGCGTGCCGCAGGCGTTCACAATCGATGCGGATTATGCCTTCCTGGATGCGGGCGAGTGGCTGGTGATCGACTACCAGGAGGATGCTGCACTGGCGGTGGTGGGGGCGAACATCACGGTCGTGATGCAGATGGGCAAATAATTTGGGCAGGGCGACCCTGCCCCTACAAAGCGCCAGGATAGCCGTATACGGCGAAAAGCGGACCCTCCCGCCGCTTCCTGGCGCTATTTGGGAGATGTGAGGAGGCACAGATGAATGATATGCCGAGGGAATCGGGCACGGCGAATGGGCACGGCACAAAACCCGCCGTGCCCCTACGGGGGAGGTGGTGCGGGATCGGGTTGTACAACCCGGACGGGAGCATGAGCATTCCGGACGCAGAGGGGAATGAGAAACAAATCAGTATAGATGGCAAGGGCGTGATCATTCCAGGCGGGTTCAAAAATCCGTTGAATTTTGTATTTAACGAGCCGGACGGGATCGAGTACATCGTGCTGCGGGAGATCGAGCGGGATTACCGGCTGGACGAATGCGGGTTGACGAAGGACAGCCTAGTGATCGATATTGGGGCGCACGTGGGGGTGGTGAGCATGTACTTGTCGAAGAAGTACGGGTGCCGGGTGCTGGCATATGAGCCGGAGGGGGGGAATTGCGAGAGGCTGATCAGAAACATCGAGACGAATGGACTGGGTGGATTGATCCGGGCGTGGCAACTGGCGGTGACGGGGGATGGGCGGGAGGTGACGATCAGCAAGGATGATGTAAATTCAGGCGGGGGGAACATCTATGCGGAGGGGGGGGAAACAGTCAATTCAGTTACTTTGAAAGATATTATGGAATTAATAGCGGATAAAGAAATTGATCTACTAAAAGTTGATTGCGAGGGGGCGGAGTATGAGATTTTCGAGGATCTGGAGCCGTTGAAGCGGGTGCGGGCGATACGGGGGGAGTTTCATCGGGGGTTTGGGGATGCGGAGAAATTATTGGAGAGGGTGCGGGCTGCCGTGCCGGATACGGTGGTGACGATGCAGGGGACCCCCCCGGCCAATAAAAGGGCGCAACGTGTCGCGCTCAAAGAAGTGGAGATTAGCAATATACCGCTGCGCCCCAACGGGCCCGCCGGGAAATTGCGGATCCATTGGCTGGCGTGTGCGCCATGGACGGCGGTGGGTTATGGGAACCAGACGAAGATTTTCGTGCCGAGGCTGAAAACGGCGGGGCACGAGATCAGCATCACGGCGCTGTACGGGCTGGAGGGTGCGCCGTTACACTGGGGGGATGTCAAGGTATATCCGAAGGGATTCCATCTGTATGGACAGGATATCGCGGCGGCGAATGCAGGTATCGAGAAGGCGGATATCCTGATCAGCCTGCTGGATGCTTGGGTATGCGAGCCGGATATGCTGGCGATGAACAAGCAGCGCTGGGTGCCGTGGTTCCCGGTGGACAGCGAGCCGCTGGCGGCCAGCATCCGGGAGAATGTGGCGAGGGCGTACAAGCGGATCGTCTTCAGCCAATTTGCGGAGAGGATGATGGAGCAGGCGGGGCTGGATTATTACTACGTGCCGCATGGTATAGATACCAAAAAATTTACGCCAAAAGATCGAGCGGAGAGCCGGAAGATGCTGGGGCTGCCGGAGGACGCGTATATCGTTGGGATGGTGGCGGCGAACAAGGGCAATCCAAGCAGGAAATGTTTTTGCGAGCAGATTGCGGCGTTCCAAACGCTGAGGATGGCGCACAAGGATGCGGTGATGTACCTGCACACATACGACGGGTCGAGCGGGGCGCATGGGGCGGTGAACCTGGTGGAGTATATCAAGGGGCTGGATTTGAAACTGGGGAAGGAAATTTACATCTGCAACCAGCACATGTATCACCTGAGCTATGGGGATACATACATGGCGGCAGCGTACTCAGCGATGGACGTGTTGACGAACGTGTCGGCGGGGGAGGGGTTCGGGATCCCGATCGTGGAGGCGCAGGCGTGCGGGACGCCGGTGATCGTTGGTGACTGGACGAGCATGAGCGAGCTATGTTTCAGCGGGCGCAAAGTTCGGAAGGAGGAGGCGGCGCCGTTCTACACGGGGATCGGTGTGTTCCAGTTCGTGCCGCGGATCGAGTCGATTGCGAGCCTGATGCTGGCGGAGTACGAGCATCCGCACAGCCGGGAGAAGGCGCGCGAGGGGGTGCTGGCGTATGAGGCGGACCTGGTGGTAGAGAAGTACTGGGAGCCGGTACTCATGGATATCGGCAGGTGCATCGAGGAGGGGGCGAGCAAGCTGGAGCTGGTGAGGTTTTGATTAGATATGAAGTTTGATGAGACGGACCAGGGCGATGCATGCATCGCCCCTACAAATACGAGGTTTTGATGGGTAGAAAAGCCACACCATTTTGGGATAGGGTAAAAAAAGCTGGCGATGGTGATTGCTGGCCCTGGATGGGATGTAGAGACATAAAGGGTTATGGAAGAATTTGGATAAGAGGGAAAGATAAAATGACTCATCGCGTGGCCTGGGAGCTTACCAACGGTCCTATTCCAGAAGGGATTTGTGTTCTACATATATGCGATAATCCACCATGCTGTAATCTCAAGCATCTATGGCTTGGTACACAACAGGCTAATGTTAGAGATTGCATTTCAAAAGGGAGGTTTATTTATGGTTGGTTACTTGGTGAACAGAATTTAAATGCCAAACTGACAGAGGAAGAGGCAAAAGCCATTTTTATTGCCATGAATCGGGATGGGAAAAAATGGCAAGAATTAGCAGAACAATATGGAATATCAAGACGGGAGATTTATAGTATAGCAGAAGGTAGGTGTTGGAAATGGGCAACGGAGGGGATATTGGGAAAATCAGGGCGTGGTGACCACGCCCAAACGATTGGGAGGTTTTGATGAACAAGACAACCAAGGTCGGGCCGCAGGTTTTCAAGAACGTTATTGTAAATAATATGAGGGATAAAAATGACGGCAGATTGGACGGGGAAATATGCTATGGACAATCGGAAATCCATCTGGATGATAAATTGGATGACTTTGGGCGTAAACAAGTTTTATGGCATGAGATTTTTCACGGGATATTAACTCAGGCGGGGATGCAAATTAAAAGGAAGGAAGAGGAGAGCTTGGTGGATGCATTATCTTATGGAATTATATCCGTGCTGGAGGATAATCCGTGGTTGGTGAGGGAACTAGAGCAGGATGCTTCGCGACCTGCCCCTAAAAAAAACCAGGGCGGGGAATTACCGGCACGCATACCATATAAATGAAAATTCAACTTTTCAATCCACCGGTGTTCCACTACGCGGGGTTTC